ACGCTACAACATCGGTTAATTTAATCGCTGACAATCCAGATCTTTCTGGTGTCGCAACTGACGGCTCGGCTTGCCTGTGGGTGTCGACATCGAGCGGTCGGCAATTTGCGAAAATCACTGGGGTAAACAATACAACCAAAGTCGTGACAGTTGCTTTGGCTTACGGTGTGACTGCAACAGGCCAGACTTGGGCAATTGGAGGAAAGAGAGCAACCTTGGATGCTGCATCATCTAGGACTCTTTTGTCGGCTAACGGATGGCGTCCCGGCTGGGAGTGCTTACTTGAAACCGATCAGACGATTACTAGCACGTTGAGCATCAGCGGGCCCAACGCAGGCAACTATGCGGTTTTTAGGTCCAACACTGTTGGTACATCTCGAAGGCTTACATGCACAGCGAACACGACGGCAATTCAGTGGGATAGTGCTGGTTTTTCTGAACTGTACGTTGAGGACATTACACTTGAAAACACAAACGCAACCAAGACGTTGGCAAACGGGATTTCGACGACAGGTAGTGGTAGCAGTCGAGTATTGACTCTTAATCGGTGCATACTCGGGCACGCAACCAATCAACTGCGTATTGGCCTTACGACAGGTGCTAGGCTTATTAACTCAGCCATTCAAAACTGCACTAGCTTTGCCACAGACACAACGCAGCCAATTGTCGCTTACGGCTCGGTGTTTCGTTCAAACTCTAACCCTGTTCGGATCAATGCGGGCGGGAACTTTTTTTCTCGTTGTCTTTTTCACGATCAGGCGAACGAAAATCTACTGATTAACAATTCAGGTCCGGGTTCGCTCATTGTTGATTGCACTTTCGACAGCCCGTCAACTGACAATTTTTCAACTAGTAATTTTGGTTCTGGCGGCTGGACCGTCATGTTCATTAATTGCAATTTCACAAAAGGCGGAGCGTTTGGCATTAGGACAAGCCAGTTACCACGGCGGGATCGGTGCTTGAAAGAAATTGCATTGCCGTGACGCCAACGTATGTCAGCAGGTCTACGGCAAACTATGGGCCAGGATCGGCAATAGTTGGTCAAGGCTTCCCTAAGTCACCAGCTACGATCGGAAACGGTGTGTCCGTTGCTGCATCGTCGATAGACATCGGAGCAATCCAAAGTGCAGGTGGCGGTGGCGGTGTATTTGATCCTTTGAACCATCCTTTAATCAACTAAACATGAACGACTATTACGGTGATTTCCCAGTTGGTTCGGGTATTCGGATCAAGTTCAATACACTCAACCAAGCCTTAGTTCCGACTACTCCAAGCATTGCTCCTACGTTTGCTGTTTACAAAAACAGCACCACGGAGATTACTGCTGGTATCACCACTACCATTGATTACGATGGTAAGGCAGGGTTTCACATGGTAGTCATTGATACGTCTGCTGATGCTGCATATGTCGTAGGTGAAGATTACGACGTAGTTTTCACCGCAGGAACAGTAGATAGCAAAGATTTAACCAGGGTCAAGCTCAAGTCGTTCTCACTTGAGAATCGAAACGTCAAAGCAAACGTAACTCAGGTTGCTGGTCAAACGGCCAATGCTTCTGCTGCTGTCACCTTCCCAGGATCAATAGCTAGTCCAACCAACATTACTCAAGCAACTGGAGTTGTTTTATCTAGTGCTGGTATTGCAGCTATATTTGCCACACTCACAAACACACTCACAACAGTTGGTAGTGTAGGTAAATTGATTGTTGACAACCTAAATGCAGCAGTAGGTTCGATTCCAACAACACCATTGTTGTCAAATGATGCCCGGCTAGCAAACCTCAATGCTCCGATCAACCTTATTCCGACCAACCCACTCCTTGCCAACGACACTCGACTGCTCAATCTTGACCTTCCAATTTCCACTGTTAATACGGCAATTGGAAACCTCAATAACCTGTCTGCTCTCATTAACATTTACGGTTCCCCTCTCCTGGAGATTCCCGATGCTGGATCAACACTTTACGCCTTCACGATTGTCGTTAGAGATAATGAAGGAAAACTTGTCAACCTTGACACACTACCAACAGTTACAGCTTCAAATGCTGCTGGCACGTCACGCTCTGCCAATCTCAGTAGTGTCACTAACCCGTCCACGGGTCGATACATATTCACCTACTCTGTATCAAATGCCCACCCCCAGGAAAACTTGCGAATTGTTGGGTCCGGTACAGTGTCAGGAGAAAGTCGGTATATTGAGTGGATCGGGTCTGTCGTCAACTATGACACACTAACTGTTTTACAGTCAGTACAAACAACTGTCAACAGTATTGACACCAGACTACTAGCTTCATTTGGTGACAGATGGATTATTAGCAACAATTCCAACAGGACGATTGGAGTTACAGGTGCTGGTTCTGGGCATGTACAAGTTGATGTTCACCAAATGCAACCGAATGTAATGACCGCTAGTGCATTAGCTACTGATGCAGTAACAGAAATCGTAACAGGAGTGTGGACTCAAAACTTGTCTAGCTTTGGTGTCAACACAGCAGGTAAAAACCTATTCGACACACTAGCCAACACAACTACACTACTCACCAGGATACCGGCAGCCACGGCTCAGCTAGTAACAGACCTTGCATTTATGCTTGTCGGTTCTGGTACAAGTCTAGTTCGTTGGACCGTTCAAGCCTTGAGTTTGGCTCCTTCTGGGGGTGGGGGTGGTGGTGGAGCTTCTGTTACTGTTACACCAGAAGCATTCATCAACCTCGATAATACTCTGCTAGAGAAAAATGTATTTACATTCTTCAACAATGAAGCTCGTACTTACTTAATTACTTTAGCTAGTGGTACTTTCGACGGTCAACCGATGACGTTTTGTTTAGAGAAATCTGACAAGACGAACTTGTTGGTAGTCACAGGACTAACCTCAGTCACTAACTCTGTTTCTGTAACTCTTTCATCAGTTGCCGAACAAACCGACAAATGTATGTTTTGGTCTCTCAGAGACTCCACAACAGGTCGTATAATTCTATACGGTCCAGCAGTTCAGAAGTACGCAGCTTTCAACAACTAGGACTACCATGTCACTCGAAGAAAACATTCAGGCTATCCAAGCCGCTGTCGGTCCAAAACGAGTAAAGACACCCCAGGAAGAAGTTGAGCAGTTCGGTCTAGCTGAACTGATTAAAGCAGCTAACTCTCGTGGTACTCGAAAACCTTTTCTCAATAATTTTACTTTTGTAAAAGCTGTACCCAAAAACGGGTGCAGTTGTGAGGACGTAGGAATTACACCATGCGACGACTGATTCTCAACACACTCAGAAATCTCGGTCTTATTAAGAACCGAGACATTCAACCTTATAACGAGGTTCCAAGAGACCGATTTTTAAAAGCTATTAGACATCCTTGGGTTCGAAGAAAACTCATGTATGTCTCAATGGAACAAGATGAAGAAGGTAGTCACTACCACGGTATTCTCAATACCTTGTCTAACGACTGTGTTGGACCTTCACCACTTTTAATCGGTGGTGCTTCTGACCCAGACGTTAATACTAACATCGAAGACAAGTGGGTTCAATTCTGCCAAGAAACTGGTCTAGGTGCTTCTATTCGATTACTTCGACGAGAAGCAGCAAGAACAGGAGTAGGCATCGGAATTCCATTTGCAATGGTCAACACCGAACATGAAGTCAAACTCGGACTCCGTGTTATCTCAGCTGACAAGCTCCAAAATCCTGTAGGAAAGGGAGCACTTGAACGAGTGTGGGAAGGTATTGAGTACAGTGAAAACTGGGAACCAATTCGAATTTATTTAGACACCGGAGAAGAATACGATGTACGAGACATCATTCTTTGGTGGAAAAATAAGTATGCTAACATGATCTGTGGCATACCCGAATGTTCCCCAGCACTTTGTATCTTCCCTAGTGTCAAACGATACTTAGACTCGATCATACGTAGTGCTGAGTTTCGGTCGGCAATTCCAATGGCTATTAAACTTGACCCAACTGTTTGGGGTAAAGAAGATGCCGAAGGGATGCCTACAGGCAAATGGGAGTATGAACCAGGAATGGTCCCTACTCTCCCCCCAGGAGCTACGCTCGAAGGTTTGTCGTATTCAGGTACTACAGCCGAAGATGCAGAAGCTCTTGATGCAATGGTTGGTGCTGCTGCTCGTTGTATCAACATGCCTGTCAACTTAGCGACAGGTAACAGTCGGCAATACAACATGGCTTCTAGCCAAGTTGACTTCGGTCCTTGGAAGAACACCATCAACATTGACCGAGAAGATTTTGCTCCTGTAGTACACCGTATGGTCAAGCTCTGGTTCACAGCCGGAGCATTGACTAAAAACTACTTCCAAGACAAAACACTAAGATTTGTTAAGGAAGAAGGGCTGACTTACACTCTGAGTTATTCTCAAGTGTTTAACCACCCCGACCCCCAGAAGATTAGCAACAGCACAGCTACCGATCTTCAAACCGGAGCTACGACCCTTGTAAGGTACTACACTGAACGAGGACGTAATCCACGTCGAGAAATTCAAAGAGAAGCAGACCTACTTGAAATCGAGTACAGTGATATGTGCAAGATACTCACACTAGGTCGAGTCTCAGCAGCTTCGAGTCTTATGCAAGTAGAACCCGAAGACGATCCAGAAGACGACACCGAAGATGACCCGACAGAACAAGATACTACCCAGAACTCAAGCAAAAGAAAGAAACGATCATGAAGCTCACAAAACGGCTTGAGATCATCCGAAATGCTCGTGACAACAGCAAGACGGAAGAACACAAGCCAGCAGTTGGCGAAGCAGTATTCAACCTTGCAACAACAACTACTACCACCCCAGGGGAGAACGGCAGCCTAACTAAGCTGTCGTTTGCTGGTTACTCTGGGCAACCTGTTAATCTTTCTGATTACGGTGTCAAGCATCCAATGATCTATAGCTTGTCAGGTATTACCTACAAGAATAGCGTACCAATCCTTTACGAGCATTGGGAACCCATTGGCCACTCGACAACGATCAGTAAGACTGACACAAATCTTTCTGGGGAGGGAGTGACATCTTTTCCATCGAGTACAACCGATACTGTTGTACAAGCTATCAAGAACGGATTTCCGTTCGAAGCAAGTATGGGACTCAGAATCCCTAATCAAGAAGATATCACGTTCCTCGAAAAAGGACAAAAACGTGTTGTCAATAATCGTGAAGTAACGGGACCTATGTACGTTGCTGAACGCTCTGTTCTCAAAGAAATGACGGTCACAATGAGTGGTCGTGACTCCAATACCAGTTTCGGTCTCTTAAACAAGGAAGCTATTACAATGCTTTTGAACTCTGCTCTACCTGTTACACCCGCTGAACCCCCTGCAACCCCACCAGTGGTTCCACCAGCACCTGCTGCTGTTCCACCTGTTGTTCCACCTGTTGCTCCTGTTCAAAACTCAGCACCACCGGCTGCTCCTGCACCAGTTGTGATTCCTGTTGTTGCTCCTACCCCAGTGGTTCAAAATTCTGGCAACCGAGCTGAGATCGTCCAGATCAGTTTGTTGATGAACAAATACCCAAAGTATTTGCCACACATCGAAAAGTGCTTGAACGAGGGACACGGACTCGAAGCTATCGAGAATTCCATCAAACTCGACATGTTCAACAACGGTCTACCACAAGTACCAAACCTCACCCCAGGAAATCGTGCGGGTGGTGAAGGTTCAAACATCTTGGCTCACTTTGCTCTTTCCTGCGGTGTCCGACCTGAGACGTTGGAAAAGCACGGTATCGACAAAAAGTCAATCGATCTTGCCAACAATGGACCACGATGGGGTTTTATCGAAACACTCGTCAACATTGCCAACTCTGCTGAAACTTCCAAACGATTCGGTGGATTCAGCGACGTTGAATTTGTTTGCGAAGCTGTCAAGAACTCGGCTCGACAGGTAAGTTTGAACATCAACAATGCTGCTGCTTACAGCACGATTGATATGCCAAACTTGCTCAAGAAAACCACCGATATGATGATGGAAGAACGATGGGAAATCAACCCACCGTTTGCCACTCGATATCTCAAGGAAGAATCCAACAAGGACTTCCGTGAAACCCAACGATTCCGTCCAGGTGGTGGAAAGATTTGGGACGAAGTCCAACGAGACGGAAAGCTCGAAATGACTGATTTCGGAAAAGAAACCGAATATCGAAGCAAGTTGACGACCAGCGGCCAAGTTGTTGTGTTCAATCGTGAACAAATTTACAACGACGATATGGGAGTTATCTCCGATATGTTGGGTGCAATGGTCGAAGGTGCTTTGATTGTTCCAGATATGAAGCTGGGCAAGTTGATGCTTGTTGAAGCTTCTGGTGCTGGTTTATTCTGGGTCAATGCTGACAACAGTCGAACCAGCTTTGCACTCAACCGAGCAAACCTTTCGACGGCCTACAATGCTCTCCGTACCTACAATGAGGACCGTGGCAAGAACTACGTCAACCTCATCAACGACCGATGGACTCTTATCACCTCGATCACCGGTGAAGAAAATGCTTGGGAAATCTTGGATCAAAACAGGATTGTTCAAGAGACTGGAGCTTCGAACGGTGTCAAGACTGGTGACAAGAACTTCTGGTTCGGAAAACTTGACAAAGCTGTGTTCCCACAAATGAGCAACAGCAGCTTGCTTGGTTCCGGTACGTTTGTGAGTGAAGGAACCTGGTTGCTGTGGCCTTCGTCACAACGATTCAGCCCTTACTCGATCACCTACTTGCGTGGACAACGACGACCAACCGTCGAATCCATCGACCTCCCAGGAAACATGCTTGGGTCTGGTGTTCGAGGATACTGGGACGTTGAAATCAACAAGCGAGAACGAGAAGCAATCGGTCGATTCAACGGCTAGTCGGCTAGGTTGCATTTCACAAACTCAATGAAACTATAGTAACACTATAGTTTCTTTTTCAGACACAAACAACTTCGTACAAGGACAATTTAGTTATGCCTGTTAGCACTCCAAATCGGGTCGCAGACCCAGTGAGACTCGAACGATACGACGCACCAACTGTCATCAAACAGGGTGGTGAACTGTCGGTCAACTACTACAACACGACCGGCAGCACGATCCTTCAAGGAGAACCAGTTCTCTATGGTGGTCGAGTCGGTATCGCCCAGTCCGTCATCCTCCCAGGACAACAAGGGACGTTGGTGATGGATTGGATCATCGAAGCCAAGATCGGTGGAACTCTTGCAGCTGACATCATTCAGAATGCCACCGTATGGTGGAGCTACGATGTCACATCGGTTGTGGCCGGTGTCGGTGGTGCAGTTCGTGCAGCACCCACCAACGGTTTCATCTTGGGTACGGCAGTTATTCCAACCGGAGCTGTCTCCCTCGACGGATCGAACAAAGCTCTTGCTGCTCCAGCAGGTGCTACAGTAGTTCGAGTCATGAACACCCAAGAACCGTCCCCAGCAATCGGGACCGTTCCGACGTTCAACTAAATGTTTTAGAGAACTACTTTAATAGTTCCTAAAAACATTCCCGTCTCCCGTTCCTGCCTCTGTCTTTTCTACCCTCTAGTAGTTAGCTAGTCTGATTACTAGAGGGATGTTTTAGAAGAACAGCTCCGCTGATTCTCTAAAAACATCGAGGGATGTTTCTTTTACAATTTGGAGTGTGGTATGAACATTCTTTCCTGGGGGCTGGATTTCCTGTATAAACAATCTGCTGCTCACGTTGAACGTGATCTTTTGATTGGTATTCCAGGTCAAGCTATGTACCCAATCAAGGGTGTTATCACTGAGTGCAAACAAGTCTTTGACTCTGCTTCAGTCAAGATTCAAGCACCTAGATACCACATAATGATTGATCGAGAAATCTTTACTAAGTTCGAACTACCATTAGTTCGAGGACTGCAAATTGCTGATCCTGACACCAGGAGAACCTTCGAGCTAGTCCTTGATACCAAAGGTAGTAACTTTTCAAACGACGGAGAAGGTCGCAAGATTGTTCTCGTCATGAACGAAAGGGTAGACTGTGTTAGCTGAACTTGCTGAACTCATTGCAAACACAATCAACACTAGCAACCCCAGTAAATGGGGTGTGTACAAAGTACCTGGCTACGTAAGTGCTGAAACTTGTCTCGACCCAGAAATCGTCATGGCTACCAAAGCCAAACGATTGTTTGTGTTACCACTATTTACTTCGTATCCCGAAGAAGGTGCGCTCAAACGAGGACAAGTACAATCCATTCGAGCTAACCTCCAGATTGGTATTACACTCGTAATTCCTTTCGAAGATTTCAGTAAGAATGATGTTGCACCCTGGGGTGAAGTAACAAAGATTCTTGAACTGAGAGAAAAGTTAGACTTGTTTATCATCCGTACTAGATGGGGTAGTTACGATTTTGTTTCGGCTGATCCACAACCACCAGTCGAAATCGAAATGAACCAACGAAACTTTCTTTCCTCAACTGAGTTCATCTTTAGTACACAGGTCTGCTAGCTATGTTCAAAGGTTTTTACAAATCAGTTTTCTATCTCCAAAAGTTTACCTACACAGTAGACAAAGGCAAGAGACGAGGACTCAACAAAGTAGCTGCCTTAGTAAGAGGAGCCTGTATACGGTCCCTCCGAATCAGCAAACAAACCTCACCCCCAGGAAAACCGCCCTACGCTAAGTCAAGGGGTGGTCTTAGGGTGATTGAGTTTGTCACGTTCCAGAACACAGCCTTAGTTGGACCTGTTAAGTTTGCTGGTAGTGACTTCTTCAATCAACCTGTTCCTCATATCCACGAGTTTGGTGGAACCTTTTTCAGCCAGAAGGCTTACTTTAACTACCCTGAACGATCCTACATGGGTCACACTCTCAAGCAACTAATTGCTAAGGGAGCCATCCCCAGGGAATTTAGTGTAAGCCTTGGACAAGCTTTTAATTTCTAACAACAAGGAAAATGTTTTATGCCAGGAGCCACAGAGCTTATCAATTGTGACAAGAAGGGTAGTGAAGTATCCCTCTATTACGATACCGCAGACGATCCAGCAGCAGTCGGTGGTTCAAACTGTGCTACACCTGTATGGGTGTTTCACAAAGGAATCACTGGTGACTTGTCGATCAACGAGACCGAAGATGAAGAAGAACTCTCAGTTCGTGACCCAGACCAACTATACAAGCAGTATACCGAAAGCAAAGCTGACTTGGAAATTTCAGGTGAACAAGCTGTCGAACCAGGATACGAAGGCTACATTTACTTGAATTCTGCACGAACTGGAAGTTACGCTCGAAACATCTTGATCTTGACAGGATACCTCACTGAACTCCTCAATGTAGGGTTTCGAGGAAAGTTTCGAGGCTTCGATCGAAGCATCACAGGTGCTGAGTCTGGACCAGCCAAGCAGAACTTCAAACTCAAGCCAGCAGCTTGTGTTCGATCTGGTTGCAAAATCACCCCAGTAAAAACGGCTGCGGCTGGTACGATCACAACATACGATCCAGGGGCTTTTGTTGCTCTTGATTCGAAAGCTTTGATCGAAGCCATCAAGTCACACTCGATCTACAAAGCAATCAACAACACAACGGCAGAAGAGATCTTCACCGACGTTGGACCTTTGATTGGTTTTCTGGGTGCTGACACAGTTGACAGCCTTCTAACCAGTTTGGTTGAAGCTTCACCAATTCCAAGGGAAACCAGAGCATTGTCTACTCGCCGAAACAAACCTGTTGTCACCGGCATGGGTGGATTTGATCGAGTAGCTTTGCTTGAAGCCCTCAACGAAATCATCAAGAACGGTGGCTGATCTTAACCAAAGCCAAAGTTAATAACCTACTCTACCCTACCTAGGTCTTTCCTGGGTGGGGTAGAGTGCTGAACTACCCTCTTTTTAGGACTCTCGTTATGTTTCCGACTCGCACTCCACTGGAGAGATTTGCTGTCTGGTTTATCCTAGCCTCACTCCCTCTGGCAATTTATACTCTCTATGAGATTGTTTCAAAGTCTTTTACCTTTTGAGATTTACCTTCTCTACGGTATACTTCTCAAACTACTTTTGTTGTCCCTCTTACTCGTTAGGAAAATTATTGTGACCAAACACATCGCTAAGTTTACATTCCATGAAAAAGCTTATCCCATCATCATCAACTGGAGTTCCGCATACAACGTCCTCCCAGAAAAGTTCGACATCAACATTCTCAAGTTGTTCGTCAACGAAGAAGAAACACAAAAGACAATCAGCAATCTGCTGAACGATGACGATCTTGCTCTTCGTCTGTGTTGGTTCTACCTTGAACCACACGTTTCGTTCGACTGGGAAAAGTTCCTACAACTGCTCGACGAAGAACTAGAAGCTATCGAGAACTTCCGAGAAGCATTCTGGGCAGCTGTTGTAAATTTTTCCAGCCCCCAGAAAAAGGGGGTACTTTTGGAGATGTGGAAAATCATGAAACGAGAAATGAGACAGTTGAGTCTCGAATCGCAAATATCGTCGAAATCGTCTACAGAGTCGAGTCCAGAGGCATCCGAGTAGACGACAAGACGCTCGGTGAGATAATGTACATCGAGCATATAGCACACGAACGAGACCAAATCAATTGGGCTTGTTCTGCACAAAGTAAGGAACTCCTTCCCAAGAGTGTCCGCAAACAAAAACCAGGCACAGGTAAAGCCGCAGTACAATCTGCGGTTGCAACCTTAGTAAGTAGAGGAGACTACAACTCATGAGTCGTCAAAGTATCCAGGCAGGTAAGGCAGTTATTGTTATCGACTTGGCAGACCAAGCTACAGCCAAATTTTCTGGCTTAGTTAAGAGTATGTCTGCAAAGATGATGCAAGCCTCCCGATCCATGCGGGATACTGCACTCAACTCTACTGCTGGTTTCATTGTCACCAAAATGGCTGTGGGAAGTTTAGTTAAAGATTTTGTTTCTTTCGAGGACAAGATACTAAACCTCACAGCCAAGATGGGTTACTTCGGTAACAAGACTGCTGCACAAGCAGCAACTATTGCTGATCTTCGTAACCATATCATGTAC